CATAAAGGACACTTCCTTTTTCATCATTGCCTTTGACTCTTTCATGACTCCACCTTCCTTTTTAGTGAACTCTTTTCCTACGGATGTTGGTACACCTACCTTCTTTGCAAACTTTGGATTATTAGCCACTGCTTGCATAAACCGTTCTTGCTTGGCTGATACGCTAGGCACGAGTCTTACCTCTAATTGCTATGCCATCGGCCCGGGCTGAGGCGGACGATACTTTGCCGCCTTTTTTCATGCCAACCTTTTTCTCTTCTTCATCATCCAAGCGCTTGTAATTTAGACTACTCAACATATCGTTGAGAGATTTCTGCTCTTTCTGCTGTTTGTCAAATTTGGTCATAGACTCAGCAAAAAGTTTTGGCAACATATTTTTGAAGGTGGTCTTTTCCCCTTGCAATTTAGCAATGGCTTCAGCCCCCTTCTCGGGAGTCCAATCTGCTGGTGCGGATACAGTAGCGCTCTTTCCCATCTCACACCATCTTCCCACGGGTCTTACCCTTGGTAGCGCAACCGTCAGCACGCTTGGAAGCGGAACTAATCATGCCGCCTTTTTTAGCGCCAACAACGTCAGAAACAGAACCTTCAGCAGACCTACCGGGAAGCGATTTACCGCTTTTTGCAGGCGCCTTTTTCTTTTCAGAAGCCATTTCAGTGGTGTACTTTTTGCCGTTAAACATAAAAGTCTTGTCACCAGCCCTGCGAGCAGCCGCAAATGCGGTTCCAAACCTAGAAGTTTTTGCTGACGCAGGAAGTCCAACTTGTTTTACGTCACCCGTTTCTTCATCACGAGCACCGCTAAACGGATCTACATCATCACCTTGGAACGGATTAGCCATTTTATTTACCCCTTTTTAAAAAGTTCATCAATTTTTGCTTCAAGTTTGTTAAACCGCTGGTCAATGTGGTTAACAAGTTTGTCCATTTCTGCTTGAGTGACGTTATCACGAGCCACCTCTTCTCTAGTTTTGTTAATCAAAATGTTGAGCCGTTGTATCTCAGATGCCTTCTCATGCCCAATATAGGCTAAGACACCTAGTAGTACGGTCAACACCATGTTCCAAAGCATCATTTCCATATCAGCACTTCCACGCCCGTAGGCTCTTGTTGATACGGCTGTTTGGATCGTTAGCGGTTTTAGCGCTGGTTAACTTTTTCTTCATACCGGTCATACGGGCACAGAACGACTTCTTACGTGCTCCGCCTTCTGGTTGAGGAGCCTTTAAGCCGGGCTTACCGGGGTTAGCAGCGTTATACGATGCCCGCCCCTTCGCGTTTAGCCCACCTTTTGGGTTCTTACCTTCTTTGCGTTGCCACGCAGGAGTCTTAGCCATTACACCATCCGTCCCTTAGTTTTACCTTTTACAGCACAACCATCGGCTCGTTTAGAGGCCGAGGAAACAGAACCGCCTTTAGCCATTTTGGGTAATTTCTTAGAAGCCGTAATATCTGTATCTGGCTTCATTCCACCGCCACCTCCACTTGGCAGACGATGATGCTTAGGTAGGGGGCGTTCTTCCAATTTCTGTCGTTCTTTAGCTTTTTTCTCTTCCTCAGCTCGCTTAAGCTCTTTAAAGTCCTTCTCAAACATATCTGTTTGAACTACAGGCTTTTCAGCTTTTGCAGTTTCTCTTTTACCACTTTCGCGTTTAGCTTTTTTAGGCTCTTCTGGTTCATCCCCAAACAGCCCCATTTGCGGAGACACCTCTGCCCTAACCACTTTTGCTTCCGCTTTAGGGCTAGTGCCTTTTAGGCTATGCTGTATTAATTCTTGAAGGTCAAGCTCAGCCATTTGCAATCTTCTCGTCTTTAACGAGCCGTGGGTAGAAGGCTTCGTTTCCAAAGTCACCCTCGTACTCAATGGTTCCCATGTGGCCTAACTTAATGGTGGGGTCTACCCAAACTTGATAACCAGCCTCACGAGCACGGTCACAGAACAGATAATCTTCACCAACGTAGGAGTTATCCTTAACGGCAAAGTCAAATATTGCTGATAACGAGCGTCCGGTTCTCTCATCCCAGTATTGCCACTGAGGGTTGTCCTTGACCAAGTTCTCAATTACAGAGCGCTTAATCATCATGAACGCAGTAGCTACCCGTTGTGCACGGACAAGCCCCATACCGTTCATCGTGACCCCGTTGCCGTCCTCATCCAACTTGACGATATAGGTCTTCTCAACCTTACGGGCACACGGGATACCGGCAGCAATGTCGATATTTTCCTCAGTTACCCAAGCCATCAAACGAATAATGTCTTCTGGCTGGAAGTTAATGTCTGAATCTATGAACATCAACTCCGTGGCATCAGACTCCAAAAAATCCTGAACCAAGAGGTTACGTGCCCGTGATACCACCGAACACCCACAAATACTTCCAACAGTAATATCAATCCCATGCTGCGGCGCCTGCTGGGCAAACCGCATCAAAGAAATGGCTTGTTTAAGTGAAACTTTGTGGTCGTAAGCAGGGATACCAAAAAAGATCTTATGGCCTGCTAACGTGTAACCTTTTTGATTTTGCATTTGTTTGGTTATCCGTAGAAAAGTACTATTGAGGTAGTGTCAGTAACTGTGCCATGCAGCGTACCGGTCTTGACTAGAATACCTTCACCCGGTAACGGGATAATGGTGTATCCAGCCGTACCGCTTGCAGCAGTGTTTACGGTAAGCACAATATCTCCACTAGCGCCACCTTCACGAATGACAACAGAACCAGCATTCGTACCATTTACCGCATATATAGTTTTGATACGAGTTCGGTTAATGTCGTTATTGTTCTGGTCTTTAAAATTACCAGTAGACGTTAACGGTTTTGTGCCAAATACATCATATTGCATGGAAGCCATGTCAGCCTCCTAATTAAGAGAGGTTGTTGTTCTGAATATAAAGAACAGTCACCGTTGCTGAACCAGTTGTGCCATCTCCGTTTTGAGCAGCAAAATCCACCAAAACTTGCAGATCTGTAGTACCGACGTTAGTTGCTTCGGTATCCAGAGTTCCACGGGTGGTTGCTAGTGTCTTAACGCTAGTGCTTGGAATAAACGCATTAGAGTCAGCAGAGGTTCCAACTTCGACGGCGGCTGTGCCGGAGTCGTTGTTAACAATTGCGACGTTCAGAATAACGTCAACGATTTGCGAGTTTGCAGGAATCGTTGCTACAACTTGATTGTTTGAAGTTGCGCCAATGATGTCAATCAAAGCAGATTGAGCCATTAGAGCGTAACCTACGTTTGCTACGTTGGTGCCAACCGTAGTGCCGGTTGTATCTTTAATAGTGCCAGCCTTAACTGGGCCGGAAAAGGTAGTTGTTGCCATTATAAGCTCCTTGTGTTGTAGCACATCCCGGCGCAGTCTCTACAAAGTCTGCTAGGTCAGTCTGTGCCGGTAAAAAATCCTAGTCCCTAAAGAATACAGCAAAAGGGGGGCTTTGCAACCCCCCTTTCTTACAACATTACGCCCCGGGTGAACCGAAGACGCCTAGCGGATCAGACCAGCCGAACGAATAACGCTCACGGGCCTTGTAACGGACGTTACCGGTGTCGAAGTCGCCGTCCATCGATGTTGCCATCGGAGTACGAACAAAGTGCTTCAGACCGTTAGGAACATCAGTCGTCAGGAACCAAGCATCTGGGTCGGTCAAGAAGTGGTTAACAGTGTAACCTTCTGGGATCGAACCATTGCTCTTCAGAGCGTTGATGTCGTTGTCAGCCGTAGCAACACGCAGTTCCGTCTCAAGAATACGAGTCGCAACGAACATGTTGGAAGGAGCAACGATCAGTTTACGCGGCTTTGCAGCAATCAGCAGGCCACGCTCGTCCGTCCAAGCAGCGATCTGAATAACAGCAGCCTCAAGGGAGGTCTCAGAAAGGTCAGCAGGAGTTGCGGGTTCGTTGCTGTTTGTGCCACCAGAAACCAAGGGGTGAGCAGTCGAGAACAGTTCTACGCCATCGCCACCGTCATAGTTGGTGTCAAAGCCGTTGTTCAGAACCGCAGCAGCCTTAGTCTGCTTGGTGTAAGCCATAGCACGGGCCAAAGCCTTGGTGTACCGGCTGGACAGGGAG